GAGGTGTTATTATGCGTAAAATGACCTTAGAACAGTTTGAGCAGTTCTTAACCGACTATTGGGCTGACGGTATTACTGAAGAAGAGATTTCTATTTACTATGAAATGTACAAAATTGGCAGACAATCGGTACGGTGGTGACCCAGTGGAAGATTACGAGCCATTTGTGTGCGACGAGTGCGGAAGACAGGCAACACAGGCCGATGGGACCGGTTGGTGTGTTCATTGCGAAAGAGAATATCAAGGAGGGTTGAATTCATATGAATGAAATGCATTACATTATTGACTCGGTTGGATTGATCCCCGAAGTAATTGGATTTGAAACCAAAGAGTTAGCCATGAAGTATTGGCATGATAGATTTGGTGAATTACAAGAAGATAACGATGGAAATAATCCCGATGATTCATTTGCCATTGGGTTTGCTAACTGGCATGATACTGAGTTAAGACACGGTGTATTTGAATTATCAGAGGTTAAAGAACTGAAACTTACACATCGACAGACGGGACTTCGAAACCAAATGTCTGCAAATCTCGCATTGTTGTTAGACATACAACAATTTATTGAAAATCAGCCTAACGATCAACTACTTGGCAAGGCAATCCGTGAATTATGGAGGGTTCTCCCATGAGTGCGCTTTCCGATGGTTCGAAGTGGACTGTTTTTCATCAATCGGATACAATCGATGATTCCGTGAAAAGGAGAATCGATAACTCAGCAAAGACCGATGTTGAAGCTCTCTTGATGAGCGCCATTGAGTTTTATTGTAATTATAACAAAGTTGCGACTTTTGATTTCAATTCTCGAACTACGTTAAATCATCAAATGTTGTGGAGATTGACAAATAATGTTGATGAGGTATGGTTAAAGGAATTTGAAGGCCAGCACGATAACTGGACGATGGACAAACATACTGAAGAGAATGCTTGCAGGTCGAGTATGGTTGGAGATATTTTCCAGGACAAAACAAATATGATTTGGTGGGTAATTCAGCCCATGGGATTCAAACGAATATTTTGGCTGGACAATGAAGAAGAAAAATCAGGTTACAATGTTAGCCCTCAAAAACCAAGCGAGGATGAATTACAATGAAGCCAGGTCGCCCATCTTCTGTAAATGAGGTTGAATATCAAATATTACACTACTTGATACACGGAGAAAGAGCGAACCTCAAAGATTTAAGTGATTTATCTGCCAGAATGCACGCATCCGTAAAAGAATCTGGAGAGCCTTTTGATCCTGTGGCTTACAAGAGATTTCAAAAGGGCGTTAGCAATGTTGAAGGACAGTTGACGCGTCTCTTAGAGCAAAGAGAGAGGAAGTTGAAAGAATGAATGTTTACGTTTGCTTGAATTGTGGCTCTGCCTTGGAGTACTCACCGCTTGTTGTAAAATGCCCATCCTGTGATTGGATCGAATTAGGAAAAGGTGATTTGGATGGATAAGAGATACAAAGTTGACCAACAAACTATTGACAGCATGAGGCTAATGCGATTGTCTGGAATAAGTTACGCCAAGATTGGTGCAGCGCATGGAGTATCGGGCTCAACTGCTCTGTATTGGATAGACGAAAAACAACGTCGAAAGCAACGGGAGAAAAATGCTAAGAGAACATATTCTCCAAAAGACCTCAATCGAATTTCAAGGGACATGCAGAAGAGAAGAGATAATTGGAGAGAAAATCCAGATATGGTTTTACGCCATACTATTCAATCTGCAAAGGATGAAAAAAGGATCAATCGGAAAACTGTTCGAGGTATGACGATGAAAGATGCAATGAAAAAATTGAAGTCTGGAGAGCTTAAAACTCCAAATAACAAAATGAGGGATTGAATTGATAGAAGACGGAATTACAAATGGAAATGGTGTTGTAAGCCTGGGCGAAGGGGTATATGCTGCCACCCATGTTTACAATCGAATACGGTTGCCCATCGAGTTATGTCCAAACAAATCATGGGTTGATGTAAAAGAAATGCTGAATATTACGGTCAATGATTCCGATTCTCAGGCAATATTGTACAAACTTGACCATGATGACTATGATGTGATTGTATTGGTCGATGGTTCTGGTGCTCGCTGGATTAAGAAATGGAGTGGTTGGGAATGAATGATTACGGTACAGACGTAACTTGCGAAAAGTGGCTTGACATCAGCAATTGGGATTCTTCGAGAAAATTCTTTGCGGTTTGCCCTGGCTGTGGGGCTGGTGATATAATCGAGCAACCTGAAATGTGCGCCTGGTGTGGATTCAAATTAAGAGACGCAGCGAGGCTTCAATTGAGAAGTATTTTGATTAAAGAAATGGACAGGTTTGCTGGAATGCCCACGTTGATGTATGATGATATACTTGATTCGTTGGAAGCAAAGATTGTATTTAATGAAAAGCAACTGGTAAAGACTTGTCATTCATGTGGCGGCCAAAGAATACCAGAAGGAATAGAATATTTGCATTATGTGCCAAAAAACGGTTTGTGTATGTTTGAACTTGATGAATGTGAAGATGCAGAGGTTGATTGAATGGATCAAGACTATTTTCATCGTAGAGGCCACCTTTATCGTACATTATTCAGTAATGCACCTTCAAGAATTAAATGTAGGATTTGCCAAAAAAGTTTCAAAAACCCTTTGTTTGAAGGCAGTTCTATAATCACCAAGGTATGCGAAGCATGTTCTTCAGAAATGATGCCCAAGACTAAAAGAAAAATCCAGGCTAAGATGAATAAACATATTCAAGCTCCTAATTCCATTTATGGTTTGGCAAGGCGGTGATTTAAGTGGATGCAATCAAATGTAATCAATGTGATAAGATTGGAATACAAAGTCAAGAAGAAGGAGTTTGTATTCTCTGCAAAATGGCCGATAAGCCTTTGAGGAATCCAAACGTAAATGGTTCTGGTAATTTTATCTGTCAAGCCCATGGTTGTAATTTACCGCTTAATACAGGAGAGTTAGTAATCAATTTAGACAGTTCTGTTCTTGAAGAATTTGGCCCTGAGCAAGTTCAAGCGGCAACACGCATGATTGTGAAAGTTATGTTCGCTGAAAAGGGTATGCTCTGCCCTGGGTGCATGACTAAATATGTTGGAAATGCCCTCGATGAAGTTGGTTTTTCTCTGATAGTGGCTATGCATCAGCATGATAAACGCCAGGAGTTCGAGGCGGAATGGCAATGACTAATGTTGTAAAAAGGGACGGCAAGACCTTCTTGAAATTGGCTGACCAATTGGCTTATTCAGAGGTTGATCCTACTGCTAAAAGATTTCTAAATGAAGAAGGATATTCTATTGTTTTTTCAAGAAAGGAAACCAAAAAATATGATGGTTTTTACTTGACTACATATTCCCTTTTTGGATGGAGAGGTGGGAAAAATGTTTGAAGAAATAGACGAAATATTGCAGGAAAATACGAGAAAGATAAGTGCATTGATAAATTCCGATTCAACGAGAAGATGGTATTGGTCAACATTGCAAGCGGAAGTAATGCATGTAATGACTCAAACAATTGAAGAATTGCTCAAGTTTGATAACCCTACTGAAGCAATGCGTGTTTATCTGGATAGATTGTCCTACGGTATGCAATTGGTTGACAGAAGAAACCCCTCGAAATGGAGCATGAGGCAGGTTGACATAGCCTTCAACGGAGGGCCAATTTCAACATCTATTATCCCAAAAAGCGATGGAGAGCTTGAACGTGTAGAGAATAAGCCCAATGTGCAAGACTTAGTTGAGGCGTTCCGAGATCAATTAGAATATTCAGGGTCATTTGACGGAGCCGATTCAGATGAGTCTTGAAGAATTTGATTGGTCACTTGATATGTTTGTCAAATGCCTAATTTCATGGTTTATCTTACCGTTTGTCATTTGCGCTTGGCCTGTATTGCATTGGAAATACCAATTATCCCCTTCGAGGAATTCTGCCGCCAGCCCTTCTGAGCATAGCGACCCTTGAACCATTTACTGTTCTTGCGTATGCTCCAGGTGTGTAAACGGCATAAGCCGTGACAGTTTTACCGCCTATGCTCGGTCTATGCTCAATAACTCTGGCTTTCCGGCCACCATCCCTAAGTAAATTAGCAGTTTTTTCTGCTACCTTCTTTGATACTTTTGATTGGATTGGGACAAAATCCTCGCCCTTATCGAATCTCCTTTGGCCGATAATTGAAGGGTCCCTTAATGCCTTTTTCTTGTATTGTTCTAAATTAGTTGTGTCGATGATTCCATTGCCATAAAGGACAAACCCAGTAGTGTCATAGATAGCCTGCCCCTTGGCAGACAAACCTACGACTGATTTTGGTGGATCAAGAAAACGTAAATCGGAGTCATCGCCGTCAATTACTTTCCAAGTTAATCCACCTGGTCCTGTCCACTTTGTAGGAACTTGATTTTTGCCAAAAACAACTGCGACGTTTTGTTTCCTATCCATTGCTTGAGCCACAAACTTATCGTTGTCTTCAGAACGAGAAAATGTCAAAGAATAGTTTGGTAGTGGGTTAATATCTCGGTTCGGTACTTTTGTGTAATCGTAGAATTCAACTTCTGGAAAATATTCGAATATTGTTTTCTTTTCTCCGTTTCCATCGTCAAATTCTATTCGTTCCCATCGAATATCCGATGTTCCATTTAATCTAAATACAGGGGTCATCCCTCGATTCTTTGCAGTTTTCATCTTAGATTCTATTTCTTTCTTTAGCCGAAGCATGAATGCCTCTTTGTCTTCATTGAAAAATTTGGTTCTGTTAATACGTGCATTTTGGACTGTCGATGTGCAGCCCAAGCCAGAAGTATTCAAACAAGCTGAAGCACAACCTTTACTGGCTGAAGAGCAAGTATTTACTCCAGATAGCGTTGCTGGGGCTAAGTGTAAAATGGCTGTTTGATAACCATACTTTTCGCCCTTCAGCGTTTTGTAATTAGAAGTCCCGAGTAACGATGATGTACCCCACTTGTCCGACATTTCCTTCGTGGAAATAACTGGCTTGGATGATTTGGATTTGTCCACCATGGCTTTTGGATCATATCATTGAATAAAAATACAGCTATTGTATTGAGTTGATTTGCATAGATCAATGCGTTGTTGCTGGAGGGCCTGGCACTTCATTTGTTATGTCATATTTACCGAGCGTCCATATTTTTTGTGAAATAAGTATTGCAAATATTGTTTGTAACGTTGCTGAAAATAAGAGAACTAATTTCATATCTTCAGGAAGGCCAATTCCTCCAACCGCATTAGTTGAATTTTTTGTCATATCCCAAAACATGAAAATAACCGTATTCATCATCATGGCATTAAGCAATAACCCTCCAATAATGAATATCTTGTTTTCTTTGATGAATGCTGATGATTTTGTTTTCTTACTGCTGAGGATCAGCAATCGCGGTATGCTCTGGAATTTAGTCATATTATTCACCTTATTTTTTCTTATTTTTTGGTCTCAGCTTATGGATTTTGATTTCTCTTCTTCTCTATTACTCTAATTAGTCTAATTGTCTTGTCAAACCGAAGTACTCGCGTACGTGTAGTAGCATATACTTAGTCAGCCGAGAATCCAGAATATAGGATTGAATATTCTTTTTCGAGAAATACATCAAATCAGCCCTGCGGTCAAATCCCATAATACGGGCTTCTTATTTCTGGTTGGTAGTTCTTTTGCTAAGGTTCTGGAAAGATTCTTTATTCTTTCAGGGCAGTTATCAAACTTATTTCTGTGTCCCCAGCGTTGTAATGGTCCACCTCCACCCATTCTTTCTTTTTCTGCCCCTCCTTTACCATACAAAACTTCTGAAATTGCTGCCCACTGCATACTCGCACCTCGCATTATTTGTCGGTTGATTCTTTCTCTAACCTGTTCGATGTTTTCTGTATCGGGCGTTATTCCGATGAATGAATGGTATTCAGCCATCTTTTCTTCATCTTCAATATTCTTTTCAATTAACTGAATTTCTTCTTTTGCTAAGTTATTGCATCTCATCAAAACACATTCGGGAGGCCACGGCGCACCTGATAATTCAAGGGATTTAGACTTCTTCAAATCCTCTCGCCATTCCATCCAAGTTGGAGGTTTTGTTTCATAGAAGGTTAGCCATGTTCCTTGATCCCCTTGGTCTTCATTCAATTGAGTCATCGCCAACCCTGGGTCTTTCCTTTTCATTTCTGGAATTATTGCTCGGTAAACTTCTCTAAAGGTGGCGATTGGCATGTCTTCGAGTCTTTCTCTAAGTTGCCTCAGTCCTGAAAATCGGTCATATGTCAGCCCATCCATGTCCCTGCCCCTCTTAGCCGCCATCTTTGCTTGAACCATATTCATTATTGTCCACACGTTGTAGTGTCTGGAACGAGTCAATTTTTCTGCCCACTTTTTTTGGTCTTTCGAAACTGCACCTGACCTCAAAGCAAGTGGTACTTCGTCATAAACTTCGAGCAGTGGAAAGTTTGCCTCTTGACGGTCTGTTACGAACCAATCAGGACACCTAAACCATCCTGGCTCTGCTGGGACATAGCCATTTACATCGCCGTAAACATATACCCGAGGGTCGCCGTATTCGAACGACAACTTCCATTCTTTCGCTTCATTCAGCCATGTTTCGGCCATCCCATAACTAAAAATCGATTTTCCTTGGCCTCTATCGCCAAAAACCCAAAGAATTTCGCACTTCCTTTCGCATGTAAAACCAACCTCAAGTAGTCTTGAGGGATAAAGGATAAGTGGGGCGTTATTCTTTGTACCACTACCATCCAATGTATTATCTCTACCTACTGGAATGATTTTGGTCCAAGAAGCCCAGCGATTGAAAAACCATTTCAAGGTGGTCATATCTGTCCCTCCTTGGCAATATGTTCTGTAAGCCCTCCGAAGTGTTGCAAATATTTCTGGTGGCATTCCTCTATCGATACAAGCTCTATTGAAGTCGTCCCAACTCAAGAATTTCTCTCCGCCTGATTTAGCCATTTTTACACCCGCATACATTCAAATGAATTTCACACTTCAAACAAAACCATTCACCGCAATCACACAACACAACCCAATTTAACGATGGGTGTACCTTTTGGCTCGGGTGAATGTAAATTTCATTCCTCCTGGTCACTGCCATTTTTAATCAAA